TCTGAGTCTGCTATTAGTAAGCAGATGATTGAAGACAGAGGTATTGATTCTAATAGAATGATGATTGTGCCTGTTACAACAGTACAACAATTTAGAACGCAAGCAATCAAAATTCTGGATAAATATACAGAGTTAGATGATAAGAAACCTATGATGTTCGTTCTGGACTCATTAGGTATGCTCTCTACCAGTAAAGAGATAGAAGACTCTGAAGCAGGTAAAGAGACTCGTGACATGACTCGTGCACAAGTTGTCAAATCTATCTTTCGTGTGCTAACATTAAAGTTAGGGAAAGCAAATGTTCCCTTACTTGTTACCAATCATACTTATGATGTGGTAGGTGCATACATTCCAACTAAAGAAATGGGAGGCGGTAGTGGACTCAAATACGCTGCATCAACAATTATATATCTATCAAAGAAGAAGGAAAAAGATGGTAAGGAGGTTGTTGGAAATATTATCAGGTGTAAAACCCAAAAGTCCAGACTAACAAAGGAGAACTCAGATGTTGAGACTAGATTATTTTTTGACCGTGGACTTGACAGATACTACGGTTTATTGGAATTGGGTGAGAAGTATGGAGTCTTTGAGCGTAAAGGAAATAGGATCGTTGTTGGTGATAGCAGTGTATATCCTTCTGCAATACTTAAGGATCCAGACAAATATTTCACAAAAGAAATAATGGATAAACTAGACGAAGCTGCTGCCAAGGAGTTTCGGTATGGGAACTGAATTAAAAGATTATATTAAAGTATACGATGAAATGTTTACTAAAACATTTTGTGACTCTATAATTGAGGCGTACACTAACTCAGAAAAAACTGTTATTGATCGTGAGCAAAGACCATCATTTACTGAGGTAAATATATCACAGAGGTATCTTGCAAAAGATCCTCTTTGGGTAGGTATACAAAAACAAATCCAAGATGTATTTGTTGATTGTATTCAGTTGTATATGAATTCATTACAGGTTGAGGTTGACTTTCCTGCTAAGTATTCATTTGAAGAATACAGAGTAAAGTATTATGATAACAATGGTCACGATCAATTTAAAGATCATGTTGATGTAGGAGACTATAACTCTGCTCGCAGATTTTTAGTTATGTTTTTATATCTCAACACAGTTGAAGTAGGTGGAGAGACTATGTTTACTAGGATAGGAGAATCAGTTTCTCCTCAAACTGGTAGAGTCCTTATGTTTCCTGCCAACTGGCAATATAGACATGCAGGTTTACCTCCTGAGTCGGATAAAAAATACATCGTTGGAACTTATTTACACTACCTATGAATTTAGAAGTCACAATTCTAAGTAATCTCGTGTATAATGAAAAGTATACACGGAAGGTTCTTCCTTTTTTGAAGGCAGAATACTTTACCGATCGTTCTCATAAGATTATCTTTTCAGAGATTCATGAGTATGTAAGTCAGTATGATGCACTACCATCTTTAAATGCACTTGGTATAGAATGTCAAGAGAGGAGTGATCTATCTGAAGATCAGTTCAAAGAAACAGTTGAGGTTTTAAATGTCCTTTCCAATGATCCCTCGGAATACGATTGGCTCGTGGATTCTACAGAAAAGTGGTGTCAAGAGCGTGCGATCTACCTATCGCTTATGGAATCTGTTAAGATTGCTGACGGTCAAGATTCCAAGAAAGATAAGGGTGCTATTCCTTCGATACTTTCGGAAGCGTTAGGAGTATCTTTCGATCAGCATGTTGGTCATGATTACATGTCAGATGCAGAAGAAAGATATGAGTTCTACCATCAGAAAGAAGATAAGATTCCATTCGATTTGGAATTCTTTAACAAAATTACAAAAGGCGGTCTTCCTAATAAGACTCTCAATATTGCTCTTGCAGGTACTGGTGTGGGTAAGTCTTTGTTTATGTGCCACGTTGCTGCTAGTGCTTTACTACAAGGTAAGAATGTTTTATACATCACCTTGGAGATGGCAGAGGAAAAGATTGCTGAACGTATAGATGCTAATCTGTTAAATATTCCTATACAAAAATTAATTGATCTTCCTAAAGTGATGTTCGAGAAAAAGATCGCATCATTAAGTAAGAAGACACAAGGTAAATTAATTATCAAAGAGTATCCTACTGCGTCTGCACATGTAGGACATTTCAAATCACTGTTAAGTGATCTTGCATTGAAGAGAAGTATCAAACCTGATATTATCTTTGTAGACTATCTAAACATTTGTGCCTCTCAGAGGTATAAAGGATCTATAGTAAATTCGTATACTTATGTTAAAGCGATTGCAGAAGAACTTAGAGGACTTGCAGTTGAATGCAACGTTCCGATTGTCTCAGCGACACAAACGACTCGCTCTGGTTTTGGGAGTACTGATATTGATCTCACTGATACGAGTGAGTCCTTTGGTCTTCCTGCCACTGCTGATCTTATGTTTGCTCTTATCTCGACTGAAGAACTTGAGGGAATGAATCAAATCATGGTCAAACAATTAAAGAATCGTTACCATGATCCCACGATGAATAAAAGATTCTGTGTAGGTATTGACAGAGCAAAGATGAGATTGTATGATGTAGAGGAGTCTGCACAAGATGATCTTGTTGACGCAGGTCAAGAAGAAGAGAAACTTAGTCTTGTCAAACGTTTCAATGTGAAAAGTTCATTTAAAGAATTAAAGTATGATTGATTTTAAAAAGTATACTGAATTTGTAAACGCTGTTACTTCCGAAGAGAGTAAGTATGGTGGTCATTTTCAAGATCGTCTAAGAGACTTATACTCTAAAGATTTTAAAACACACAGAGCATTAACTGCTGCACTTGGACTATGTGCTGAATCAGGTGAGTTTACAGAAATTGTAAAGAAGATTGTCTTTCAAGGTAAACCAGTTACTAAAGAAAATCTATTTCATATGAAACGTGAACTAGGTGACATCATGTGGTATTTTATTCAAGCATGTATTGTTCTAGAAACTACACCAGAAGAGATCATTGAAATGAATGTAGATAAATTAAAGAGTAGATATCCTGGTGGAGAGTTTGATCCCCACTATTCTGAAAATCGTCAGGAGGGTGATGTATGAGTGAAAGGATTACAGTTCAAGACTTCATAGATGTTGGTGAAGAGTTCTTTGACAAGTATTATTATGTTGCAAGAGAATTAGGAGAAGATCCTAAACCAGAAGAAATTTTAAAAGTCATGGATGCTTTGACTTCTATAGTAAGATATAATAGATCAAATGAAACTAAACCTGTAGGATTTGCTACAGAAGATAAAAAACCTACTAGACATTCTAAGTTAGATGCGTTAGACTAAGTGTATGAACATATTCGTTACTTCCCCCGATCCTGTTGCTTCAGCACAAGTGCTTCCTGACAAACACATTGTCAAGATGCCATTAGAAACATGTCAAATGCTTTCTATTGTTTGCTCTGAAGAGTGGGGTCATGACTATGGTAAGATACATCGTAATGATGGTCAACCATACAAAACCTCTAGAGGTGCATTTCGTAATCATCCTTGTACGATATGGGCAAATGATTGTCTAGAAAATGCATGGTGGTTACTCACACATGGTATTGCATTGTCTCTAGAATATACTCATCGCTATGGCAAAACTCATTCTTGTCATAAACCACTGCTAGAAGCAAGAGATCTTATGCCATCAGCAGACTTTACTAAGCATACACCATTTGCTTTTGCAGGTCCTGATGAATTCAAGAATGACAAAACCATTGATATCTTTACTGCATATAAAAGATATATCAAGTCTAAACCTTGGGCAGCAAATAATTATCTTCGTGACCCATCTAGAAAACCAAAGTGGATGTCATGATTAAAAGCGAATTATTACTCAAAATTTATCTTGCTGCCAGAAAGGTTAAGGTAAAGTATCCTCCTTCAAGAAAATCTTACAATGCACATTTATACGGATGAAAGTTGATAGATACTATGACCCCTATGAGGATCTAGAAAAAGAAGTTCTAGAAGAACTAGAGTATAACTGCCTTAGATTAGGTGGTGTTATGACTAAATTGACTAAAAGTGATTCCACTGGTAGGTCTAGCAAAGTAATCGAGATCGAGTATGACATCCAAACCCCATAAAAAAGAGGAAAGGCAGTATGCAAAAGATCGAATGGAATACTTTCGTGAGTTTCATAGAGTCATCGCACCTGTTGTCGTTCTCAAGAAAGATGAATAAGTTTCTGATACTACCACTAATACTGGTTGGATGTACAGCACCAGTTACAGATCCACCTGCACACGCTTGTAGTCCTCGTCTGGATGGTAAACCGACTAATTGTGGAGAGGATTTTGTCATACCAAAAAAAGAAGTAAAAGGTGAAGTAGATGTTTATAATATAAATCATTGGCACACTTTACATGGTGTGTATATTGATAACTTACGAAGAGATAGAATTGAACAGACAGCAACTAAACCTACTGATGCTATAGATAGTGCACTAGAAAATTTTTGGGAACAGCAAGATAAATAATTCTTGGAGACCTGTGTAAACTAATGGCAAGAAATACAGACCTAGCGGATGTAAATGAAATTTACACCGCTTTTGTGCTGAATAAAAATAAATTTCCCGACTCTGCTTCTGAAGCACAATACAATAAAAAAAGTGAACTTCTAGATCAAAAAGATGTTTTAAATCAACTTGGTCGTGCTACTGTTATGGCAAATAATTTTCTAAAGTGGGCAAGTAAACATGGATATGAAGGTGTCAAGAAAGTATATTGGACAGCAAGACCTGGTTTTTCTTTTAAAGCAGTTACAGGTGTAGATGTAAATCAAAAGAAAAACCCTACTGATGTTTTAGTAGAGTTTAAGAGAGGTGGTTTTCTTGGTTTGTCTGCTAAGTCAACATCTGGTAGTGCAGACATTGGATTTAAAAATCCTGGTGTAGGTACTGTAGAAAAAGATTTAAGTATTGCACTATCTGATATTAATAAAGAAGCAATACAATTAGTCATTAAAGATTTTGATTTACCTTCTTCTGCTAGTGCAAGAAAATCAGCAATCCGTAAGAACAAACCAGTTCAAAAAGTTACTGAAAAAATTGGTCAAGCGGTTTTGAATGAGTGTAGGGAACTTATGTTAAAAAAAGTAAATACACTTGCACAATCTAAAAGAAGAGATTATATTATGAAGAGTTGGATTGATGCTAGTTCAGAACTGTATCCTCCATATGTAAAGGTCACAGGTAGAGGAACAAAGTCACCTTATACTGCTGACGTAGAAGATCCTTTGAACAACCCGAAGTTAAAAGCATTGCTAGAATCTAAGATTACTTTTGAATCTGTTGGTAATGAATCTATCGGTGTCAAAGCAGGTACTAAAAAAATTCTTAAAATGAGATTCAAATACGAATCTGAAAAAGTAGCAAGTAGTTTGAAGATGTCTGGAGATCCTTGGTAGACACTTTATAAACTGGCACATACATCATCATGGATTCAACTCTAGAGTGTTATAATAATGGTATATTCACAGACGATATGCCCAACAAACACCTTGATCATCTTGAAGATCTCATCCTATATGGTCGTAGGGAAGTAACTAACGCAGTAAATGAGTTGATGAATCATCCCAAATTGTCTGTTAAATGGGATGGTGCACCTGCTATTGTGTTTGGAACTGATCCTCGTAATGGTAAGTTCTTTGTTGGCACAAAGTCTGTATTCAACAAGATCAAGGTAAAAATTTGTTATGACCAAACTGACATTGACACGCATTACAAAGGGGTTTTGGCAGACATTCTTCGTCTATGTCTGCATCATTGCCCTCGCATCGGTGGTATTGTGCAAGCTGACTTCATTGGGGTCAGTGGTGGTATGGTTTATCGTCCTAATGTGTTGGAGTATCGCTTCGATCAAAAGACTACTGGTAGTATTGTCCTTGCTGCACATACTGGTTACACAGAAATATCTCCTGATGCTATTGGGTACGGTGGGATTAATATCTACGGTGAAGATTCTTGTCAGTTCCTAGGAACAAATGAGGCAGATGCACATATAGAAAAACTACCTGATTTTGATTGGATTAAATTCTTACTACGCATAGCACGTTCCAAGATTCCTAGTGCAAAAGTAAGACCACATATCTCTAAACACATCAACTCATTCATTCGTGCGGGTAGAGTTCCGCGTCCTCAAGAAATGTATGACTCGTTAGATGATAAATACAAGTGTGAGATCAATGTTGCCACATTCAAAGTGTGGTATATGTTATTTGAACTGAAACAGCGTTTACTTGCGAACATCAAAGTTACTGGTAGCGTTAAGTGCTACATAGATGGTAAACCTACTCAACATGAGGGTTTCGTTACTGTTGCGGAACACCCTTTTAAAATTGTAGATCGATTGACTTTTAGTAAAGCAAACTTTAATCTAGATAAAAATTGGACGAATGAAAAAATTTAGTGCTTTCCTAGACGAAGCAGCAAGATCGTTTGCAGCAAAAGCCGCTGAAAAATTAAATCTAACTCATGTTGGATACGGAAAGTATGCTAACGCAGAAGGTCGTGTCACTCATATGAGTAAGGATGGTAAATTAGTTAAATTATCTGCAGATGAAATCGGACAGAGACAACAATCAGGAGGAGAAGAAACTGCAAATGGCGAGGGTCAGGTCGATCAAGGTGCAATATCTATTACTTTTGGAAGATTCAATCCCCCTACTATTGGGCATGAAACTTTAATTAATAAAGTAGCAAGAGAAGCAAAGTCAAGTGGAGGAGAGTATAGAATATATCCAAGTAGAACCCAAGATCCTAAAAAGAATCCTTTAGATCCTGGTACTAAGATCAAGTTTATGAAGCAAGCGTATCCAGAACACGCTAATGCTATTCAGAGTAGTGAAGATATGAAAACTATCTTTGATGTATTAACTGCTCTTGATAGTGAGGGATACAGTTCAGTTAATTTAGTTGTTGGTGGAGATAGAGTAAGTGAATTTAACTCTCTAGCAACAAAGTATAATGGTAAGTTATATAATTTTGAGGATATTAAAGTAACTTCAGCAGGTGACAGAGATCCTGACTCTGAAGGTGTAGAGGGTATGAGTGCATCTAAGTTGCGTAAGGCAGCAGTTGAAGATGATTTTTCAGCATTTGATAAAGGACTTCCTAAAGAATTGTCAAAAAAAGATAGAGAAGCCCTATATCTTACATTAAGACAATCAATGAATGTAAAGGAGTCGTTTGACGATTTTGCCGAAGCATCATATGATTTATATGAAGTCGCTCCTAAGTTAGACCCTCAAGGTTTAAGGGAAGCATACTTTGAAAAAGAACTCTTCGCAGTAGGTACTTTCGTTGAAAACAGTAACACAGGGATCATTTCTAAAGTTGTTAGTCGCGGTAGCAATTACGTCATCAGTATTGATGAGCATGATAATATATTTCGTTCTTGGTTAAAAGACCTGACGGAAACAAAAAATTCTGTCTTCGGGTTTGAATTTACACCCGCAGGTGAGATTGGAACTGATAAATTAGCTGCATATTATCGTAAGATGACACCAGGAGAGTTTATTAGAAAGATAA